AAACAATAAACGCTGAAAGCTAGTCTGCAAGCGACGTAGGGGCGGTCTAAATCTCTAAACCTAGTCTGCAAGCCAACGGGCGTAGGCTCTCACGCAAATTTAAAGCGTATTCAAGAAGGTAATTAAAGAAAGGGTGTAAAAGAGTGGCTACAAAGTCGAATAACATAGGCGGGCACGGTGGTAAAAGACCGGGTGCTGGACGTAAGAAATCAGCTGTTTTAGAAAAAGCGCAGGCAGGAAATCCAGGAGGCAGGAAGCTGGAAGTGTTAGATATACCAGAACTTGAGGGCGTTGAAATGCCCAAGCCTCACGATTTCCTATCTGCTGAACAAAGAGATGGCAGTGACCTGCAGGCCACTGAAATATATAAGGAAACATGGGAATGGCTTAAGAAAGTTGGCTGTAGCGGTAAAGTATCACCACAGCTCTTAGAGCGTTATGCCATGTGTAGTGCACGTTGGGTTCAAACAGAAGAGATGACTAGCAAGTTGGGCTTTCTTTCTAAGCATCCGACTACAGGCAAACCCATTCCTTCACCTTTTATCAATATAGGACTTAACTACATGAACCAGGCCGTAAGGCTGTGGAATGAAATCTTCCAGATTGTTAAAGAGAACTGCAGCACAGATTATAGTGACGCAGCACCTCAGAACGATTTGATGGAACGGCTCTTAAGGGCCAGGGAGAGACAATGAAATCAGAACTGCAGAAATTCATGAAAGACTTAAAAGCAGCAAGGAAATATATAAACCGGCAGCAGCTTTTGACCTTTAGGGGCCAAGCTCTAGCCGGCAATATTGTAGGGGCCAGGAAAGGCCTGATTAAAGTAATGGGGAGGGCATACGCTTGAAAATAGAAACCTATAAATTGTCGGATTTAAATCCGGCTAAATATAACCCGAGAAAAGAATTGAAGCCAGGGGATGCGGAGTATGAAAAGCTGAAGCGTTCTATACAGGAATTCGGTTATGTAGAACTGATTGTTGTGAATAAGGCTAATCATAATACTGTTATTTCAGGACATCAACGTTTGAGTGTTTTAAAGGACTTAGGTGTTGACGAAGTAGAGTGTGTGGTTGTTGAAATGAATGAACAGCAGGAAAAGGCGCTGAATATTGCCATGAATAAAGTTTCTGGCGAATGGGACAAAGATAAGTTAATGCTCGTAATATCTGACTTGCAGGCTGCTGATTTTGATGTCTCTCTTACCGGCTTTGATGCAGTTGATTTGGACACATTGTTTAAGGACTCCGAGCGTGACGGCGTTAAAGACGATGATTTTGATGTTGATGCCGAGCTTAAGAAACCGGCAATCACCAAGCTGAACGACGTGTGGATATTAGGAAACCACAGATTAGTCTGCGGTGACAGCACAAAAGAAGTAACCTATAAAGTCCTTATGGAAAAGACCAAAGCAAACCTTGTAGTTACGGATCCTCCGTACAATGTAAATTACGAAGGAACTGCCGGTAAAATTAAGAACGACAATATGGCCAATGATAGCTTTTACAAATTCTTGCTGGACGCTTTTACGAACACTGAAAAGTTAATGGAAAGCGATGCCAGCATTTATGTTTTTCATGCCGATACCGAAGGACTTAATTTCAGAAAGGCATTCAGCGAGGCAGGCTTTTATTTGTCTGGCACATGTATCTGGAAGAAGCAGAGCTTGGTCTTAGGCCGTAGTCCGTATCAGTGGCAGCATGAACCAGTGCTTTTTGGGTGGAAAAAGACCGGTCACCACAAATGGTATGCTGACAGAAAACAATCCACCATCTGGGAATACGACAGGCCGAAGAATAATGCCCTGCATCCAACCATGAAGCCCGTTAACCTTTTGGCTTACCCAATACTTAATTCTTCCATGAGTAACGCAGTGGTTTTAGATCCGTTTGGCGGTTCCGGCAGTACTCTTATTGCCTGTGAACAGACACACCGTATCTGCCGTATGGTGGAGCTTGATGAAAAGTACTGTGATGTAATAGTACGTCGCATCATACAATACAAAAAGGATAACGATAAGGACTACAATCCAGATCAGGAAATAACTTTAATTCGTGGTGGAAAGAAATACAAATATAGTGATGTCGCCCATGAAGATAGCAATTCTTGATGCTGATTTAATTGAACGCAAGAGACATCGTTTTCCTAATTTAGTTTGCATGAAGCTATCCGGATACTATAAAAGCTTAGGGCATGAAGTTACATTGAAAATGGACTACATTGGCCTTAGCGAATATGACAAAGTTTTCATCTCAAAGGTATTTACAGATACATTGATTCCGCATAGTGTATTGCGTTTGACAAACGTAGAGTATGGTGGTCCGGCTTTTTCTATGATAAAGCACCGGCTTTACCGGATAAAATTGAGCATCATATGCCGGACTACCATCTTTATGATTCTTGGGTTGGAGAACAAATAAACAAAGGAAAAAAAGCAATTGAATTTGTTTATTACACTAAATATTCTATTGGTTTTCTTACGAGGGGTTGCTTTAGGAAATGCGCCTTTTGTGTTAATCAAAACTATAATAAGGTTTCAGCTAATAGCTCGTTAGTAGAGTTCTATGATGCTTCAAGGCCTAAGATTTGTTTGTTAGATGATAACTTTCTTGGCTTTCCTGATTGGAAACAGCTACTTAATAACGTGAAGGCAACAGGTAAACCATTTCAGTTTAAACAAGGCCTTGATGAAAGACTGCTTACATCAGAAAAGTGTAAAGAACTATTCACATCAAAGTATGATGGTGATTATATTTTTGCTTTTGATAATGTGGACGACAAGGTTTTGATTGAGAAAAAAATGAAGTTAGCCAGACAGTACACTAATAAGGTGCTAAAGTTTTATTGTTTCTGTGGATTTGACCGCAACGAAAAATGGGATGATGAATTTTGGCGTCAAGATATTTTTAACCTCTTTATTCGTATAGAAATATTAATGCGAAACAGGTGTCTGCCTTATATCATGCGATTTAAAAGGTATGAGGAAAGCCCATATCGTGGCGTTTATATTTCAATTGCCAGATGGTGTAACCAGCCGAGTATGTTTAAAAAGAAAAGCCTCAGAGAATTTGCTTTGGCAAATGGTGTAAAAAGTGCTTGTTACAGATACTTAAATGACTTTGAGAAAGCCTTTCCTGATATTTCGTATTTCTATGATATGAAGTACTAAACCAAAGGCTCAGTCTTGATTTCAAGTATACTAGATACTTGCCATATATCGCTTGATAATAGTGTTGATAAGAGCGAATATACACATACCAAAACAAACGAGGAGGCAGTTAGAATGGAAAACAGAAAAGAAATGGTAAAGGAAATTAGCGCATTCACACTTAAGGAAGCAAAGTACTTAGGAGCACCAAGTTTCGCGTATCAGATTGGCAATGCCAAGGTTTTAAAAGACGGGACATTAGCATTTGACGAAGGAGTTAACCCAGGAGAAGCATCAAACCTGATTTACCACCTTCTTGATATGGGATTCAAAGTTGGACCGCAGGAAACTGTAGAAGAAGCCGAAACGAAAGAGGAACCGCAACAAATAGGACTAACCATTAAGCTCCCAAAGGAAACATTCACACCTGAGGCAGTTGAAAACTTAAACAGAATACTTGAAGCCAAAGGAACCTTGATTCAAAAAGCACTAGGCCTTGAGAAACTTCCTGAGGCGGTTGATGAGGGAGACAACATTTCCTTCCCTTGGTTTAAAGTAGAACCTAATGGAGCGGACATGGTCGAAGCCTACGGCAAATTGGTATGCGCTTTGTGCGACATGGCCAGGAACCAGAAACGGGTTACAGCAAAAGAGCAGCATCCTGCAAATGAAAAATATGCCTTCAGATGCTTTTTACTAAGACTTGGGTTTATTGGACCGGACTGCAAGAAAACTCGCGCCAGCCTTCTTAAAAACTTAAGCGGTTCCGCAGCTTGGAAGGACGGTGCTAAACATGAATAAAGCTAAAATTTGCGAGGCCATTATAAAAATAAAAAATTCCGGAGCCACAAATATGTTCGATTTGAACATGGTTCAAGTCATCGCCAATGCTAATGGAGACTACGAATTGGTGGTTTTTATCGAGGAACATAAAAAAGAATATGTGCAATTCATCCTTACGGGAGAACTGTAGAAGAATACAGTATCTTTCACAGTATTTGCTTGCTATTAGTGGTGAAACGAGTGATTAATACACTAAGCAAAAAACAAGGAGGAATGCATTGTGTGGACAACAGGAGCGATTTTAATTAAAGGTAAGGTTTATAAGTATCAGGTAAAACATTTTAAGAATGGTTCCCAATTTGGTATCAAGGAAGGTAGGATCTCCAAGCTCTTTGTAACTCGCGATGACATGGTAGTTTTAAACTATGACCGCGGTTGGGATACAGAAGCTCAGGATGAAGGAACTGAGCTTTGCCTAGCAATTTTGATGAAGGAGTATAACTGAGAATTATACATACATAACTTACGGTTATATCAGGAGGCTATAAAATGAAAACCAAAAGTGAACTTTCAATAATTGGTAAAAAGGCTGAAGAATTACAAGAGCTGCTTGGAAATATTAGTTGTGAGGCTATTGATGAACTCAAGAAACAAAAGGGAAAAGTCGAATATAAATATGATGATTTTGAGAAACTGAGCCGGCTTTTCGGTGAGGTTGAGTACTTATTTGATATTCTGGACGGCAAGAATCCGACAGAATTAGAAGAATAAAATAAAAGTATACGAGATACTTGCCCTAATCCGCTTGATAATAGTGTTGATAAGAGCGAATATGTACATACCGAAAGGGAAAACATACTCAGGGAGGCAAGCAAAATGAAAAAAATCAACTGGATTGAGGACTTAAAGGCAAAGGGCGAATTCAAGCTCAGCGACCACAAAATCAATTACACAGTTTATTGGGCTTACAATAATAGCCTGGAAGCAGAAAATGAAACCTTGGATCTAAGCGAGATTATTTGGGAAAACGATGTAAAAGACATAGTGGACTTTTGCAAAAAGAACGGCATTGACTACTTTACCATTAGCAGCACATTTTCAAGCCTGATTCCTACTTTGGCAAAGTTCGAAGAACTTGGTTGCAAGATGGCCGGACTCACAAAGGTCAATAAACGCTTTAAAGAAAGCAACGGCGAAAGAGAGCAGATTCCTGCACTCAGAATGATTATAAAATAAAAAAAAGACACAGGGCCTTAAGGCTCTGTATCTCGTGGAGTCGCTGAGAAGCGGCTTATTTTTATGCCCGAAGGGAGGGGAGGCCATTGAAGTGATGAAAAAGCTAGAAAAATATAAGCCTACGAAGTTCATGGCCGAGGACTCTGTTTATAATAAGGCCGCTGCGGATTATGCAGTTGGCT